CGGCGTCAAGACACCAAGAATCGTCAGAATTCTATTGATGATATTGACCCGTTTGTCCGTCAAGAGTTTCAGATCAAAATGCAAAAGCACTTTGAAGAGGGAATGAAACTCTACAAAGAAATGCTTGATGCATCGATCGCAAAGGAGTGTGCTCGTTTTGTACTCCCCTTAGCAACGCCCACAAAAATTTACATGACAGGATCAGTTCGGTCATGGGTTCATTACATCTCCTTGCGTGCTGCTAACGGTACACAGAAGGAGCACATGGATATTGCAGAAGATTGTAAGACCATCTTCCGCAAAGAGTTTCCAGTGGTCTCAGAGGCCCTGGGTTGGGTCTAAATACACCGTACACATTTCTTATCATGCCTACATATCCAGTCATCAATACAGAAACTGGTGAACAAAAAGAAGTGAAAATGAGTTTCACTGTTTGGGATCAGTGGTTGGAAGACAACCCAGGGTGGATCCGTGATTGGTCAGATCCATCTACTGCTCCTATGGCCACAGAGGTCGGTGATTGGAGGAACAAACTTGTTTCCAGAAATCCAGGCTGGAACGAGGTTCTAGACAAAGCATCCAAAGCACCTGGTTCTAAAGTAAAGAAGATTACCTAGTATGCCGAGAAGAAAGAAGGACGACCCCATTGGAGTTGGACTGACGGCAAAGCAAATGCGCCGTAAGAAACCAATCAATGCGGATCTCTTGGTGGACATTGAACCACTTACAAAGAATCAAGAGAAATTTTTTGAAGAATATGATGCCAACAAACACCTCTTCGCTTACGGTTGTGCAGGCACAGGCAAAACATTTATCGCACTCTACAAAGCTTTAAAGCAAGTTCTGAGTGACGATAATCCATACGAAAAGATCTACATTGTTCGATCTCTGGTGGCAACACGAGAGATTGGATTCCTCCCTGGAGATCATGAGGACAAGTCCTCTCTGTATCAGATTCCATACAAGAACATGGTTAAGTACATGTTCGAGATGCCTACTGATGCAGACTTTGAAATGCTGTATGGTAATCTAAAAACACAGGAGACCATTTCATTCTGGTCTACCTCATTCATTCGTGGAACAACACTTGACAATGCCATTGTCATAGTGGACGAGTGTCAAAACTTGAACTTCCACGAACTTGATAGTATAATCACACGTGTTGGTGAGAACTCCAAGATCATGTTCTGTGGGGATGGCGTTCAGTCAGACCTGAGAAACAACAATGAGCGTAATGGAATCTCCGATTTCATTAAGATCATTACTAGAATGGAATCATTCGCTGTTGTAGAATTTGAACTTGAGGACATCGTTCGTTCCGGACTTGTCAAAGAGTACATTCTCGCTAAGAACTCTCTTGGTATGATATGACATTCACTCATCATAATTTTCTAGGTGACATTGAACTTGAGAAAAAAGAAACACCAGGTTGTAGACTCTATCAAGTCCCGAATGGAGACTGGGTTCCTTCTATTACTTCTGTCACTTCTTTCTATAACCGCCAAATTTTTATTGAATGGCGAAAGCGAGTTGGAGAAGAGAAAGCTAACAGAATTACGAAGAAGGCAACCGCACGTGGTACAGATTTTCATGAGGCGGCGCAAGCGTACCTCATGAATGAAGAGTTGGATTGGAAGAACTTTCTTCCTGCCACTCAATATATGTTCCACCATGCCAAACCATACTTAGACAAGATTCAAAATATTCATGCAATCGAAAGGACTCTGTATTCAGAGTACCTGGGTCTTGCGGGTCGAGTGGATTGTATTGCTGAGTATGAGGGCGAACTAGCAGTCATTGACTTCAAAACATCTGAGAAGATCAAACCTGAGAAGTGGCTTGAAAACTACTTCGTACAGGAAACTGCATATGCTTGTATGTACTATGAACTCACAGGTATTCCTGTGAAGAAACTCATCACACTGATGGTGACACCAGGTGGTGAGGTGAAAGTATTTGACAAACGCAACAAAGACGAGTATATTAAATTATTAGTTCGCTACATTAAAGAATTTGTCACCCACAGTATTTCTAATGGATAAAGAACTCAATGAGGTTCTAGAGAAAAAGTTTTTATGTCCTTCTAAGTTCGCTCAAGATATTGAGAAGATCGTCTCACAAAGTGATGACATCAATTACATCGAAGCAATCATTGTGTATTGCGAAGAGAATAAGATTGAGTTAGAAACAGTACCGAAACTACTCTCTAAACCTCTCAAAGAGAAACTCAAGTTTAATGCCATGGAACTCAATTTCCTCAAAAGAAGTTCGCGAGCGAAGTTGCCATTATGAGCGGTGAATCTGATTTGTATGAAGACATGAGTAAACTGAATGCTCTTTACGAAGAGTTGATGTGGCCTCATGATGAACCACTTGATTTCAAAGCCGACTTTGAAAACAACAGAATTATTATTCAATTAAAACGTGATGCCGTTTGAGTGCTATAAGACTTACCTTGCGATGAAGCAACACTTCACCAAGGACAAGTATGATTACCACAAGTATTGTGGTAGGTCTCGTGCCACTTTGAATTCATTTTACAAACGCAAGGATCGATACTTCTTTGAGAAGATGTCGAGAGCACACCCTGATAGAGAGATTGAGGATTTCTTTGTAGCGAACTTTGTTTCATGTGACGATCCTCAAACTCTCTGGATTGGTGATATAATTCGTGAAGGCGATGGTAAGTTTCGCCAATGGCAGAAGAGAATGCAGTCTATGTCATATCTCTTCAAGGAGGAAGTAGAATCTGTCCTCACTAGAGGTGACTTTGATAGTTACTTCGAGGTTGTTGATAATCAACATCCTAAAATTTTGAAGGAGCACTTCCAAAAGAAAATCTCTTTGGAAACGCTGATCATCTTGGATAGAATACTTGGATACAAGTCTAACTTTGACAAAAAGTTACGGGATCCCGTATGGAATTTCGTCTCTATGCGTATGAACAAGTATTCTCCCTTTCTAAATATTGACGTATTCCGTTACAAAAAAATTCTTAAGGAGGTTATCGTCCATGGCTCTTGATAATTCCACTGTTCTTGAAAATCTCAAGGTTCAAAAGGTTGAAATTGAAAATCAGATCGAGCAGTTGCGTTCTACTTACCTGAAAGTTCTCGGTGCCATCGATGCACTGGAGCAGATTGAAGAGGCAAACTCGCTGGAATCTGAACCCGAATCTGAATCTGAGGAGGAATCCGAAGAAGAATGAGTTTCTTTGACTCAGAGGTCGTCCGTGCAGAGATGACCGAAATCACAGAACTGCAAGAGGAGATCTATGAAAGCGTCTTTCGCTTTCCTCAGATGAACCAACAGGAGAAGTCTGAGCATGTTGATCTCCTCGTTCGTTTGCTTGAAAAGCAAAGGATTCTCTATACTCGTCTGAGTCTGTCGGATGACCCCGAAGCAGTCCAGATGAAAGAGAACATCACCAAGTCAGCTGTCATGATGGGTATGCCACCTAACGTGGACATGTCAGTCATCTTCACCAATATGGAAAAGATGATCAACGTCATGAAAAAACAGATTGACAAAGGGATCTAAATCTCCTACAATAACGGAGTACACACAAGCCAAATCTCAAACACAAGCCAAATCTAATGTCTTTTTCTTCCCTTAAAAAACAGTCCTCTCTTGGTTCCCTCACCTCTAAACTGGTGAAGGAGATTGAGAAGACAAGTGCCACCAAGAGTGGTGGTGCTGACGAACGACTCTGGAAACCTGAACTGGATAAGTCTGGTAATGGTTTTGCCGTGATCCGATTCCTCCCCGCACCTGATGGTGAGGACCTGCCTTGGGCGAAGATCTATTCTCACGCTTTCCAAGGACCTGGTGGTTGGTACATCGAAAACTCTCTGACCACTGTTGGTCAGAAGGATCCCGTCTCTGAATACAATCGCGAACTGTGGAACAGTGGTAGCGACAAGGACAAGGAGACTGTCCGTAAGCAGAAGCGTAAACTGTCTTACTACAGCAACATCTATGTTGTTAAGGATCCCGTCAACCCCCACAACGAAGGTCAAGTATTCTTGTTCAAGTTTGGCAAGAAGATCTTCGACAAGATCACAGCCGCAATGCAACCGGAGTTTGAAGATGAATCACCTATCAACCCCTTTGACTTCTGGGCAGGAGCAAACTTTAAACTCAAGATTCGCAAGGTGGATGGCTACTGGAATTATGACAAGTCAGAGTTTGACTCTGCTGAGCCTCTCCTGGATGACGATGATGCACTTGAAGCAATCTGGAAAAAAGAGTACTCTCTAGCAGAGTTTACTGCACCTTCCAGTTTCAAGTCCTATGAGGATCTTGACAAGCGTCTCAAGTCCGTGCTCGGTCAGAAACCTGCCACCCGTCGCTACGACGAGGAACTTGAGGATGAGAGCGAGGGTCGTGGTTCTTTCACTCCCAAGTTTGAATCCAAGGCACCCGAAGTTCGCGAAGAGGTCAGTATTCCTACAACCTCCAGCGAAGATGAGGATGATGCTCTGAGTTACTTCCAGAAACTCGCTGAGGAGTGATCAACCAAGGTTCGGATTGCTTGCCTTCTTCAACTTCGGACTAATGAATTCAGTAGAAGGTTCATAATCAAGAAGAGTCTCAATTTCATCTAGAACGCGAGGCAGATACTTAGACTTCAGGATATTGATTTTACGTCTTTCATCCTGGAGTCTTTCTTCATGCAGATAATATGTAATCTCTGAAAGAGAATCAGGATCAGAAGTGACGTTCAAATTAGTAAGACTGTCTGTAAATGAGATTGTGAAATCTGATGAAACAATCTTTCCTGCGGGAACGTGAACCTTACCATCAGAATCTTTGATTTCAATTGTTTCATAATGCTTGACTTTATTTGCGTTCTCAAATGATCCATACTTCTCAAGAATATATTTTTCAAACTGGAATTGACTCATAGGCCATTCGTTTCTGACATTGATGATATTGTTAGCAGCAAGAACAACCCAATCAAGATCAGAGTCTCCATAGACTTCATAGGCAACCTGATCAGGTCTCTTATCTCCGATGATATTATACTTATTGAATGCCAAGAAGTTATCAAAAAGATCTTCTCGAATCAGAGCTCGACGGAAGATGTTTTTGACAGTGACATAATCATTATCAGATCTCCTGTCATTGAGACGAGAGATGTATTCAAAGTCTGGTAGGCGGCTGAAATAGTTAGACATTAGAATCCAATCTCCAGGTCTTCATCGTTATCAAGTTTGGTGTAGTCAGAATCGTAGATAGGATCGAGTTCTTGGAAACTCAAAGCAAGTTCATACGTTGTCATCGCAGAATCAGGTAGAGTCATGTATGTGCCGTCAGGAACATAGTTGACACCAAAACTTGTAAGAGCACACTTCTTAAGTCTATTTAAGAAGGGATGCTGTTTTCCTTCGCTATTAAAGAACTGAACACCAAACACGTTTGGTGCTGAGAGAAATAATCCTCCACCAGAAGATTCTTTAACCGACATGCCTTGCTTGAAGAGACGAATGATCTTTCTGATCATGATGGTTTCTTTGTCGTTTCTCCCAGACAAACGGAAACCATAAGTAAATGATCTGAGAGATGGACCATTGAAAAGAAGTTCAAGGTTTGGATTCATAATCGCACCCTGTCCTCTTGCTAACAAGTCATTAGGACTTTGATTCAGACCTGGTAACTGAGAAACAAGTGTGAGTTTTGCAAGTGCCGCAAGTTCTCCGCCACTTTGTTTCGCCGTATCGATTGCTTTTGTAATCTGCTCAGCCGCTCCTGTAATCGGGTTGCTAGATTCCATGACATCAAGAGCTGCTGAAGCCCCTGCCATCTGCAAAGCATTCATGGAGTTCTGACCCCACCCAACATTGTTTCCGTCTGAGAGTTGATTGGGGATAGGAAGGATAACGCTTCCCATTGTTTCTTGTATCCTTTCAGTAGCCCTGTTAGCAGAACCAGTTTGAAATCTACCAGGCACATACTTGTACATGGTAATCTTCATGAAGTCTGTATTGTCAAGAAGAGTCAGAGGATATCTCAGATCATCATATCCACGACTAGCAACTGGTTGTGTTGAAACGGCAACATCTGTTGCTTGTGTAGGACCAGCGTCACCAGCAGGTGCATCACCACCTTTGTTCTCGTCACCAGTGATGGGTGTGATATTCTTATTCAGTCCTGTGCCCGATCCAGTATCTGCCCACTCTTGCTGAGTCTTGTCAGGTAAGTTAGCGTCGTTTATTTTCTTTCCTAAGGCAGCACGAATCTGTCCACCCTCTCCACTATATTCTCCTGACCACAAAGTTCCACTTGAATCACGGAATTGTCCATCAGCACCCTGAGTGAACGTTGTTGTGGTTGTGCTTGTGGTTCTGCCTCTTGTATTCTTATTAGTTCTCGTTACTGTGAGAGTCCTTGTAGCGTTAGGATCATTCACGTCATAAGACAACGAAGCCCTTTCACTCACACGAGGCTTTGACTTATCCTTTGGTAGTGGAATCGATAGAGTATCTGCCACAGGTTTTTTAGTTATTTAGAACAAACTTTTGATAACTTAGTCTCTTGAGATCATCAAGTTCATCACTATTGACTTTATATACTTGTCCTACTATCTCTTGAAACGTGTAGTTTCTCATGCGGTTCCAATGAAAGTTGAATCCATAGAATCCAGATGGATGGTAATCAAACGCAGCGATCAAAGGAAAGGTGTCGTATGTAATGTTAGGAGTCTTTGCTGCGTAGATAAAGGTATAATAATTTCCTGGTTCTGGAATGACCTCTACAGTATCACTGAGAGCATCAATCACCTCCAACATGATGTCGTCAGGATCACCCGTCCCTTTGTATTTTTTTACCAGAGGTGTGATTCTACTCATCTACATCCATGTAGTTGAACTTATAATGTAGAACGCATCTATAGAGATTGTCTCTAATTTTGAACAAGTTTTCTTGTTCTTGTGGGTGGCCACCCTCCCACTTTTCTAGACGCTTGCAGACACATTGATACAACAAGTAGATGTCATCAGGACTAAAGTCGAAATAAAAATCTGCATCGGGGTCGTTCATAATCCTAACTCATCTTCTGTAACTATCTTAAAATTAAGTAATCGATCCTCACAGAATTCACGTGCAGCTTTCCACTTCGCCTGGTTCTTAGCATACTCAGCAGCCTCACGAATGAAAGTCTGCTTTTTCTTTTTGCCTTGAACTGGTGGAATGGTTTGCTTCTTTGGTTTGACTTCAATCACATAACGTTTAATTGATCCGTTGCTTTCCTTGACCTTCATATAAAAGTCTGGAAAGTATCGATGCACTCTATTATCTAAAGGTGACTTATATGGAATCCAGAATTCCTCACTGCCCCACTCAAGGATATTTTCATTACGATCACACCATCTCATGAATTTTAGTTCCCAAAGGGACCTATAGATGATGTTTTTAAAATCACCCTTATACTTTTGAGTGTTACTCGGAATAAATCTTCCTTTATAACTCATACATAGTATAGGGAACCATACGGTATTTAGATGGCTGGGAACATACCTGGTACAAGATATAGTACAAAGGACTTTATTAATAAGTTCGGCAACCTGGCTCAATCGAGTCAGTACCGTTCTCATATTGTTTTGCCATCACAGGTGCAGTCTTTTTTACAAAGTAAAAGAATCTTTTCAAGGGAGATATTAAGTGAGACTGGAGTTCTCTGTAAGGCAACTAGTCTTCCTGGATCATCTCTTGCAACACATGATGTAAAAGACTTTTATGGTGTCACACAGAAGCACGCATATGCCAGACAATTTGATGGCACGATTGATCTGACTTTTTATATTGACTCCAACTATCAGATGTTATATCTGTTTGAGTTTTGGATGGAATTTATCATGCAGTTGAATGGTCAGAATCCTAGAAGTGGAAATAGTTATTATAAAGCCTCATTTCCAGACGAATATCGATCTTCTCTTTTCGTTTACAAATTTAATAAAGACCAGGATTCCTTTTTGCAAGGTCAAGAGAGGGGAAGTATAACCTATGAATTTATCAATGCATTCCCTCAAAACATTTCTTCTGTCGGAGTTTCATACGATGCCTCAAGTGTGTTAGAATTTACGGTGACATTCGCATATGAGAGATACATTACTGATAGAAGTGGCATCTTTAGACCACAGATAGAATCTTCTAACAATCAGGCCACTAAATCTGCTCCTGATCCTGAAGACAATCCATCATCGACCACCACTTCAGATTCTGGCACTAAGACTAAGTTGGTAAACAAAGATCTCACTGAAGAAGAGGAGCGAGAAATCGCTGAGGCAATTGCGGCAGAGAGAGAACTTGTCAGAGGTTCTCTTGAATTATTCTAATAAATAAAATCACTGACTTGTTATAGGTTGTTATGCCCTTACCCAAAATCTCTACGCCAACTTATGAGTTGGTGCTTCCTTCTACTGGGGAGACGGTTGAGTATAGACCTTTTCTGGTGAGAGAAGAGAAACTTCTTGTCCTGGCCATGGAGACAGAGGACACGAAACAAATCACCAAGGCGATCAAAGAAGTTCTTAAATCCTGTATTAAAACCACAGGTGTCAAAGTCGAAAAACTTCCTACTTTTGACATTGAGTATTTGTTCCTCAACATTCGTGGTAAGTCTGTTGGAGAGGAGGTTGAAGTTACTGTCACTTGTCCCGACGATAACAAGACTACGGTTGATGTCACGATTCCTGTCAATGAGATTGAGGTTCAGAAGAACAAAGATCATAAAGACACGATCAAACTTGATGACAGTCTCATGATGAAGATGAGATATCCTTCTCTTGATCAGTTTGTTAATGCAAACTTTGACACCGGCACTGAAGGATCACAGATGGAGCAGTCGTTCGATATGATCGCTGCTTGTATTGACACCATCTACACTGATGAAGAGGCATGGACAACTGCTGATTGTTCAAAGACTGAGGTCGTTGAGTTTCTGGATCAACTGAATACTAAACAGTTTCAGGAGATTGAGGCATTCTTCACCACGATGCCTAAACTGTCTTATGAAATCAAGGTGACAAATCCTAAGACTAAGAAGAAAGGGACTGTTGTCTTGGAGGGACTTAGCTCTTTTTTCGCGTAGCACTCTCCCATATGGATCTGGAGAGTTACTACAAGATTAATTTTGCCTTGATTCAGTACCATAAATATTCCTTGACAGAGATTGAAAATCTAATCCCTTGGGAAAGAGACATTTATGTTGAACTCTTAAAACAACACCTGGAAGAGGAAAGGGAGAGACAAAAGGCGAATGAATCTTAACGGCGGCAAGTTCTTTGGAGATCGATACACGCAGTATGTTGACGAACTTACTGCGGAGGGAACTCTTGCTGGTCAAAAACTGACGCCTGCAGAAAGAAAGGAAGGATTTAAGAAGAGAGGAAATAAAATTGCCTTCAACACTTTTGTTGACAAGGTGATGGCAAAGAAGTCTGCCTCTGCTGGAGGAGGTGGCATCGGTGGGGGAGCAGGAGGAAATAGAAATTTACGCGGTGGTGTCAGACCAGCACAAAGACTTCTTGGTCCTGCTGCGGTAGGGAT